TCTGAATACACCCAAGACTATAAAGAAATCAGACAATGGGAACTTGAGGGTTGTTGGGTAACCGGCATCGAAGAAGGTGAATTCGATCGTGAGGGCGGCGATGATAAGAGACAATTAACTGTTTCATTAGCATATGACCGTGCCATTATGACAATGAGCCTTGATGCTGATGGAAACCCAGTCATCTAGTTTATAAAAAAAATAATATCAAGCATGCTAAATTGCATGCTTTTTATTTTATAAATAAAAATAAATTTAATAAATTTATTTTTTATAATATGCTAAATTATATGATAAAGCAAAACTTCTAAAAGTGTTTGCTTACGAAAGGATACAAGATATGGGAAGGAAAAAACTTGACAGAAGCGATAAAATAATGCAAGCTTTTGAAACAACAAAGCCACTAAAAGCAAGACTTAAAGAGCGTGCTAAACGCCAAGGAATAACTGTATCTGCTCTAATAAGAAATATATTAGAAGCATATTTTGAAGAGCATAGATCCTAGTCCATTAAATTAAAGTAAAGGAGCATAAAAATGGCAGAAGAAAGACAATTTAAGTACACTATTGCAGAAGGTTATGAATTACCATCAAAAGGTAAAATTTATGACGTTGCAGTAGACCCACATGTTGAGTTAAGAAGCATGACTGCAAGAGATGAGATGAAAAGATTATCACCATCTACTACTCAATTTAAAAAACTTGCAGACATTATTGAAGGCTGTATGATTGAAAAACCAAAAATCCATGTTTATGATATGGCTTTAGGTGACTATGAATTCTTGTTACATAAATTAAGAATCGTTACATATGGCCCAAAATATAAGATGGGATTAACATGTCCTCACTGTTTAGAAAACTTCGAAACAGAAGCTGATTTAGAACAACTACAAATTCAAGAATTTGATGAAGAAAAATTTGAATCTCTAAGAACATTTACACTTCCTGTTTCAGGAGATACCGTCAGAATTAGATTCCAAACTCCAAGAATGCTTGATGAAGTAGAAGCACATGCAAAAGAAATGAAAAGAAAATTCAAAAATGCAGACATTGAATTTGACCTACTCTTCTTATTAAAAGCTGTTATTGATGAAGTCAATGGCTTAAAGATGGATAGTTCACATCTTGAAGCTTATATTAATCAATTGCCTGCAAAAGATATGACAAAGATTGTAAACAATCTTGATGAATTAAATGCTTGTGTTGGTATTGATAGTAGCTTATTCGTAGATTGTCCAAATTGTGGAGGAGAGGTAAAGACGTTTTTTCGTTTCGGATCAGAGTTTTTTAGACCCACTAACATCTAAAGACGGCACTCCTTACTCAAGAAAACGCTATAAAGAAATAGTAAGAGAATGCTGATATATCAGTGACCAACTTCACACCAGTTATGCTGATGTATTAGACTTAAGCTACCAAGAACGAATATTCTTAATAGAATGTATTGCTGATAAACAAACAGCCACACAAAAAGCTATTGAAAAATTACAGCAAGACATGGAAAATAAAAGGAAGACAAAATAATTTAAATTAATTTTTGGAGGACGATTATGCCTGGAAACGAAGACTTATCAGTAATGGGCAGTGGTACTAATTCAGTATCAGAGTTTTTACGTGAAATCCAGAAAATGCAGGAGGACCAAATTTCCTTCGAAAATACTTTACAACGCCTTAAAATGACTAATGTTCAAAACCTTGGCACAATGCACAAGCAAATGCAACAAAAGTTATTAAGCGCATCAATCAAGGACCAACAAGATGTTGTAAAAGCAGAATTCACCAAAAGACATGAACAATGGACAAAAGAAAATGCCCAACGTTTATTAGATAATAAAAACCTAACAGAGAAACAATTTAGAGACCAATACGGAAAATCTAAAAAACAAGCAGAAGCTGAGTTTGCTCGTAGGAAAAAACAATTAGCCGAAGAAGAAAAACTTAGACTAAAAACAATTGAAAAAGAAGCTAAAGAAACTCTTAAAAATAAAAAGAAAGAGATTCAAACAGCTAAAAATGAAAGTCAAAAAGCTGACAGAGAAATGCTTTTTGGAAAAGGTCAATCCTTTGGTACACGTTTAAAAGGCTTGACAAGAATTGGCACTGCAGATGCTTATGATAAAGATGGAAATTATTTAGGCAGAAAGTTCTCAGGTCAAGCTTTATTCAACAACTTGGCCAATGCCCTCTCAGACATTGCAAAGCAATTAGATCAAAAAATTGATACTATCGCAGGCTATAAGAGTGCTGTAGACACACGTTTACAAGGTTCTAAGCACTCTAAAAACTGGAGTGGCTCTTATTGGGAAGACATTTCAAGTACAATTACCGGTGCTGCTGGAATTTCACCATTAATCAGACAAAGCGATGTCGCTGAACGTGTAAAATCATTAGTCGGACAAGGTATTGCTTTCAATGTAGAGCAAAGAGCTATGCTAGATGTTTTAAAAGATAAAATAGCTACTACCTTTGATGCCGCAAATGGAACATTATTAAGATTAGTTCGTATTCAACAAGCAGATACAACAGCTGCTCGTTTAGGTATGGAATCTGCATTAACAGAATTCTTAAATAATATGTATGAAACTACCGAGTATATGCAAGGTATTGCTACTACAATTAAAGGTAGTTTAAATGAAGCCATGTCATTAATGACCGGTGAAAATGCACTATCATTTGAATACCAAGTTCAAAAATGGTTGGGTTCATTATATTCTGTTGGTATGTCTGATACAGCAGTTCAAGGACTTGGTGGAGTATTAGGTAAGTTAGGTGCTGGCCAACTTGAGGCTCTTACAAGTGGCGGCCAAGGTAACTTAGTCATTATGGCCGCTAACCAAGCCGGTTTAAGCATTACCGATATTTTACATAATGGTTTAACCGCAGAAACAACAAATGAATTATTACAAGCAGTAGTAAAGTATTTAGCAAAAATTTACAATGAAACTGGCAATAGCAAAGTATTACAGCAACAAATGGCCAGTGTCTTTGGTGTAACAGCTGCTGATTTAAAAGCCGCAATGAATCTTGCATCATCTACTGGCGCTGTTGCACGTAATGGCCTTACATATAACTCTGCATTAAACAGACTATACAGTATGGCCGATACAATGTATAGCAGAACAAGTATTGGCGAAATGATGACTAATGCCTGGGATAATGCTCAGTACTCTATGGCAGCTGGTATTGCAAATAATCCAGCACTATATGCAATGTATAAAGCCGCAAGCTTATTAGATACAGTCGCTGGTGGTTTAGAATTTAGTATCCCATTAGTCATGGGTTCTGGCTCTGCCCAAACATTCAATGTAGCTAATATCATGAGAGCTGCTGCACTAAGTGGTGGTATTTTAGGCAGTATTGGACAAATGATTGCAAGCGGTGGCAATGGTGGTCTTACTGGCAGCGGCATTTTAAATGGTGTTGGAATTAATAAGGGTAGAGTAACTACGGTAGTTCGCGGAAATGGATTAGGACTTTCAACTACAAATGGTATTAGTGTTTCATCATCTGGCGGCTGGAGTGGTAATGAAAGTGGCGATGACGTTGCACAATCTACAATGACATCACAAACAGACTCTTCAAAAGCTTCTACTGCAAGTGCGGTTGATTCTTCAGAAGAAACAAAATTAAAAGATGTTAGAAATGATATTGTTGACATCTATAAATTATTACAAAGAATGGCTGATGACTTAACTGCCGGTTCTTATTCAATAAAAACAACTGTTCTCGGCGGCGATATCAACGTATCAAATATTGATCAAATAAATATGCCACACTAATTCTGGAGGGTCATTAAATGTTAAAATTTAATAATGATAATATATTTACTGGGTATTTAAAACAATTACTTGCATCTTTTAACTTACCAAAATATAGAGTCTATACAAAAGAGCAAGCAAAATACAGCGCAGAATATGCGCATTCAATGGATAAATGGCATACCTTAAAAGAAGAATTAGACATGCTTACACAAATGATTTATGACTTTGATACAAACCCAGACCTAGCCAACATAAAAAATTCTATATATAATAAAAATAAAAATGAATCAGAAGAAGATATAACTTGGTATAATTATTGTAAAAAAAGAGCCGCTGATGTAAGAGCACAAATGAATGCCATCCAAGCATTACCACCAGAAAAAAATGTTTTGATTTCATGGCCACGAAACGATGTTCCACAATATGCTGATGGAAAAGATGCTGCTGCATACTACCCAGAAGCAATGCGCTATATCCCATATATTAAAGACAATAGAATTCAAATATACGCCCCTAGAATTTCTGATGAAGGCGTACCTATTTATTCTGGCGATGATTGAAAAGAATGTCATTTTGATTTTGGTGCTGAGCATCAACCATTACACTCAAAACAATTATATCATTATGCTGATTCAGTAAACTATGTTTTTGGTATAAAAATAAAAAATGGTACTAAAAATCTTAAAATTCAAAATAATATCTATGATTCATATACTCATGAATATCTAGGTGATTATTTAAGATTTTTACGTGATTATAAGCAACTAAATCTTATGCCACTTTATAATTGCTTTAGTAATAGAGTTTGTCCTAGACTTTTACTAAAGTTTAAGCCAAATCCTGCTAATAGCGACTATGAAGCAATATTTGATACAGACGACTCAAATTATAAAATATATATGATTCCTGTTAAGCTATTCCAAAAATACACTATTGCAATAGACTGTGATAGTGACATTGAAATGTGCTGTGGGCTCTTTGGTAAATATCAAGAGACAACAAATAAAGTTTATCCTGAAGGTCAATTAGACCCATTTACCGAGTTAGCACAACATACATACGCCTGCTTTGGAAACACTCAATTCAAAAGACCAGAGTTATACACTAAATTATTAAACCTAACAGATTTTCTATCAACTACGCATGAGTCTGAACTTGCTCAAAAAGAAGGCGATTTAAAGCTATTTATTAAGTTGCCTATAAAAAATAGATCATCTATCACTATTTTAGAGGGTGATTATACAGCTTATACTGGTGCTATATATAAAAATAATATCCAAACTAGTGATTTTGCATCTAACTCTACTGTTGTCTTATCAGACATGAATGCAAAAGTAATAAAAGAAACTGAATTCTACAAGACACATGATAAATTCTTATCAAGATGCTTTACATTATATTCATATTTAATTAAACCTTTTGTAGAAGTAATTGAAAATAGACTTGACGGCACTAATAATGAAGACCAAATTATGCAAGCTAAAAATATATTAGCTACAGGTTTTTGA